GCCCTATTTACGCATGTTTCACGCAATAGGGCATTTTAAACGTTTTTACGTCAATTATTGTCGGTTAAGTGTTAATATAGCTGGATCTGAAAATAATAGTTGCATAGTATGATAAAGTATGATAACATAATATTCAGAAGGGAGGTATCTATATGATACATATTAAAGGAATTACTAAAATGCACCTGGATCAGTTTTTAAAGTTTATAGGAAGCTGGGACGATTATGTTAAGATTGAGGAGTCTTTAGGCAATCTATATGATATTACTATATATCATGAAGTCCCGGTGAGACTTCACTTCTCGGATCATAAGCTATTATTTGATATAGGTAATAGATTATGGTGGTTAGATAAGGGTGATTATTCAGAAGTTAATTTATATTAAGGAGGGTATATGCTGACTGAACAGTATAAGGAGCTTTTAGCAAAAGCGGAGTTATTCGCTCAATTTTATGGATATGATTTAATTTGTACTGATTATGGTTGTTTTGACTTTTATAATTCACCAATAAAAAGATCTTTTAGTTTTAAAGTAGATCCAGAAACATTTAATGGTGACGCTATTAATACCATATTAAAAAATTTTGAAGGGAGGCTTGCACACGAATGAGAGCAGTAATTAAAAATACTAATATTGAGGTAGAAGTTAGAGAGTTTAGGGTTGTATCAAATGGATCAGTACCATGTATGATATGTGACGCTAGACCGCTTAATGTTTATTATGAGGGAACTGGTACAGAACCAATACTTGCAGAAATGCTGGAGATAGTACCATGATGAGTGATTTTTTATTATTAACATTAACAGATAAGATAGGGCTTTTGTTATTCATAACAAGCCCTCTCTGGATATATCTTATTATATTCTTATTAAGTAAAATAGGAGGTCATAGGTAATGGATCTAGAGAGTTGGTTTATAGATTTAATGGAAAATATCAAAAAGGCTCAGGCTGATAATATTGCATCAATAAATTATAGCTATTCAATAGTATTAGAAAAAACAGAGATTGATAAACTTGTTGAGGCATATGACTCAACAGCGTGGATAGAAATATACTAAGGAGGATAAGAAAATGATTTTTGTAAGAGGAGAAGTAGACAAGTCACAGGAGAATTACGAGGTAACAGCAGAGGTATTTTTAAGAGGGGAGACTTCACAGATTATCTTGGAGTTTAGAGCTATAGGGGACGAACTCATTAGAAATTTGGATAAGCTCCCTAAGGATAAGTGGAGCATTTACACAGATCAGATACTTAATCAGATCACAGAGATTGGTAAGGATCTTGTTAAGAAATATCAGGAGGTAACAAAAGAATGAAAAGAATTACAATAACATTACCAGAGGAGTGTTATGATTATGTAAGAGGAGTGTCCCTGAGAGAGGGACGCTCCATATCCAATCAGATAACACAGTTTATTAAAAATAATCAGGAGGCCAGATCATGCCAAAACGTAACAGGAGGAGAAGTAAATCAGAAGTAATTAAGTCTAAATCATTTAGGACTAAGCAAAACACAGCCAGAGCCTCACTCTCTAAACCTAGAGAGGCTTACACAGTATCAGCTATAGAGCTTTCTGGTACTTTTACTTATGCAGAGGCTAGGAAAGAGTATACAAGACTTAGAGCAATAGCAAACAAGAGACTCCAGAGGCTATCACAGGCTGGGTTAACTGATACTGATATATACAGAGCTAATGTTGGTAAATATCCAGAGCTTAAAAGTTTTAAGACTCCTAGAGATCTGTATCAGTCCCTATCATCACTTAGTTGGTTTATAAGCTCCAATAGGAGTACAGTCTCAGGTCAAAGAGACTATGAGCAATCTATTAGAGATACACTAGCTTCTAATTATGGAACTCCTGAGGATATGGACTTAAAAAAGTTTGGTAACTTTATGGAGTTTATGAGAGCTAAATTTAGCGGTAAAGAGTATGACTCTGAGAGATCTGCTAAAATGTATAGAGAGAGTATTAAAAAAGGTATCAGCCCAGAGCAGTTAAAAGCTCATTACAATACTTTTTATAAAGAAATTGACAGGCTCTCAAAAATGAAAAATAGAGTTAAGGGCATGGATCGAGATCGTACAGCTAAAGAGTTTGCTGGGGCTCTACGGAGGAGATCAAAAAAGAGGGGTTAATCTTATGCACAAGGTTAAAGATATAACTTATTATGAGTGCCTAGAGTTTCTAGGCACTTTTGATTTTGGAAGTATTGAAACGCTTACACCACCAAAAGGCAATCCAAGAGGACGCAAAAAGATTTTATATAAGGATATTATATGCACTTTTGATATAGAGACTTCCAGAGTCCCAGAGATAGATCAATCTTTTATGTATATCTGGCAGATGAGCATAGGAGACAATATAGTTATAGGCAGAACATGGGAGGAGTTTAAGCTATTACTATCAGAGTTTAAGCTCTGGCTTATGGATAATGAGAGAGTAATTATTTTTGTACATAACCTCTCTTATGAGTTTCAGTTTTTAGCAGGTATCTATCGTTTTGCTCCTGAGGAGGTATTTTTATTAAGCTCTAGGAAAGTAGCTAAAGCAGTTATGTATGATCATTTTGAGTTTAGGTGCTCATATATTCATAGTAATATGTCTCTGGATCAGTACACAACCAAAATGAAAGTTAAGCATGGTAAACTCTCAGGTAAAAAATTTGACTACTCAAAAATGAGGACTCCATACACAGAGCTAAGCGAGTATGAAATGAGATATTGTCTAAATGATGTAGTCGGACTTAATGAGGCAATCAGGGAGGATATGAAAAGAGGAGGAGATACTCTTTATACTTTCCCTCTTACATCAACAGGCTATGTTAGGAGAGACGTTAAAAAGGCTATGAGAGGCTACTCTTACGAGGCAATAAAAAATATGCAACCTGATCTAAAGTTATATGAGCTTTTGCATGACGCTTTTAGAGGAGGCAATACTCATGCCAATAGATTTTATGCCGGCATGATACTAGAAAATGTTAAGTCAACAGATAGGAGCTCTAGTTACCCTGATGTAATGTGTAATGAGCGTTTCCCTATGTCACCTTTTAAATATGTAGGTAAGTGCTCCAGCAGTAAGATCATGGAGCTAATATCTGAGGATCAGGCTATCGTTATGCGAGTCAGGATAACAGGACTTAGATTAAAAGATCCGTTCTGGGGAGCTCCCTATCTTGCTATAGCTAAGTGTAAATACTCAGGAGCTGTTAAAGATAACGGGCGTATTTTAGAAGCCGATATAATCGAAACTGCTATAACTGATGTAGATTTAGGCATAATATTAGATGAGTATACGTTCGATAGTATTGAATATTTTGACGTGTATCATTCTAAATATGGTAAGCTCCCAAGATGCTTTATTGATTGTATTGAAAAGTATTACAGGAATAAGACAGAGCTTAAGGGTGTAGAAGGTCAGGAGGCATTTTATGAAAAGAGTAAAAATCTCCTAAACTCCACCTATGGTCTCACAGTCCAGCGTATACTTATTGAGCCTATAATATTTACTGGCAAGGAATATGTACCAGATCCAAATTATGATAAAGAGAAGGCTTTTAAAAAAGCAACTGCACACCCTTACAATAGTTATGCGTGGGGAGTATGGATCACAGCTCTAAGTAGACTCAGATTAGAGGAGGGCTTAAGAATTTTACATGAATCACCCAATGCGTATTTTATTTATACGGACACAGACTCTATTAAATATCAGGGAGAATTAGATCTTACAGCATATAATAATAAGAGGAGACAAGACTCAAAAAGATCAGGAGCTTATGCAACAGATCCTAAAGGTGTAACTCACTATATGGGAGTATTTGAGGACGATGGTGTTTATTCTGAATTTATAACTTTTGGTGCTAAGAAATATGCTTTTGTCAAAAATGGTGAAATAGGAGTAACTATCTCAGGAGTTAATAAAGAGCTGGGAGCTAAAGAGATTAAAAAAGCTGGAGGACTTAAGGCCTTAAAAGAAGGTTTTACTTTTCATGAGGCAGGAGGTACAGAGGCTAAATATAATGATGATCCTCTTGCTGATCTGGGTTATGACACTATTAATATAGAAGGTCACGAGATCAAATTAACTCGTAACCTATGTATTAAAGAGTCAACATATACTTTAGGATTAGAGGCTGATTATAGGAGGCTTTTAGAGGACTCTGAAAAGTTGTTACAAGAGTATTGATTTATCATATATAGTATGATAATATAATACATGGGAGTGAGGGGACTTCCAGACAGGCACAGAAACAAAAACAAAAACAAAAAACAAAACGGAGGCAAAACAAATGAACATTATCGAAACAAGCAGACCATTAACAGCTAAGGAAACATGGAAGTTAACAAGAGACGCAGGCATTTTAAAAATGTCTGATATTGAGGGACAGGCAATCCAGCCTGTTGAGTATTGTGTTTATGAGGACACAAACGCAGAGGGTACAGAGCAGACACTTCTCTCAGTAATCACAGACACAGGGGAAGTATATGCAACTAACTCAGAGACTTTTAGACGTGAGTTTTTGGATATGCAGAAGGTCTTTAAGGACGCAGGAGAGTCAGTCCCTAAGATCCTTGTCATGGGTGGAACTACTAACGCTGGTAGACACTTTATCACTTGCGCTCTTGCTGATTAAGAAGTATGATAGAAATGTCATAAGATAACTCCCCTCAGTAGTATCTATTGACATCACCCAGAGAGCCTGTATTATTACAGGCTCTTTTATTTTAGGAGTAAATATATGAGCGTTTATTTGGATAACGGTTATTTAGATTTTGAAAAGATCCTCTCTTATGACGTAGCATTTAATTTTTTAGTCGGTGGTCGAGGTATAGGCAAGACTTACGGTGCACTAAAATATGTAGTTGATAATGAGATACCTTTTGTATTTATGAGACGTACTCAGACTCAGCTTGACGTACTTATGAAAGATGAGTATCAACCTTTTAAAAAACTTAATGCGGATCTTGGTTGGGATATTCACCCGATCAAACTTACTAAGTATAGTGCAGGATTTTTCCATTGTGAGCGAGATAAAAATGGAAAGTGGCAACCTATTGAAGGTACAGAGGCGATAGGTCTTATGCTGGCACTTTCTACTATATCTAATGTAAGAGGTTTTGATGCAACAGATAGAGACGTACTTATATATGATGAGTTTATCCCAGAGAGGCATGAGAGACCGATTAAGAATGAGGCAGAGGCATTTTTTAACGCTATCGAAACAATCCAGCGTAATAGGGAGCTGGAGGGTAAAGCACCATTAAAAGTGCTGTGTCTTGCTAATGCTAATGAGCTGGCTAATCCTCTTTTTATTGAGCTTAAGCTTGTTAAAAAGGCTATGGCTCTTGTTAAAAAAGGTATTGAGTTTGATCTGGATAGAAGTAGAGAGTGTGCTCTGTACTTATTTAGAGATAGTAAGATCTCAGAGGCTAAAAAAGATACAGCCTTATACAAGTTAACCAGAGGAACTAGCTTCGAAGAAATGAGTATATCAAACAACTTCCAGGATCTTGTAGGTGTTAAGGTATGCAGTAAGAATTTAAGAGAGTACAATCCTATAGCCACTATCGGAGAGATCACAGTCTATAAACATAAGTCAGACAAACGGTATTATGTATCAATGCACAAAATGGGAGTGCCTGAGGAGTTCAGTATATCGGAGGCTGATGTTATGAGGTTTAGGCATAAGTATACATATCTTTTAGACGCTTATCTATTTGATAATATTGATTTTGAGGAGTATGCCTGTGAGACACTTTTTAAAAAATATATATACAAGACTATCTAATGTGTTATACTTTAGATAGCTGGAGTAGGAGTCCAACAGCACAGAGCGGAACTCTGGGACACGTGTTCGCTGTACACATGAACCTACTCCAGCACTTTTAATATTGGGACGCTTAAAAGGGGATAACATAATACTAACAGGAGGCATAACATGAATAGTCAGGAAATGATAAGTGCGGTATGTAGTTTGGGAGGAGCGGTCTTAGGAGTGCTGGCAACAAGTAGGTTAACTAATTATAGGCTGGAGAGACTTGAAAAAAATGTGGAGAGATTGATCCAGCGTGATAACGAGATCACTATTTTAAAAGAACAGATGAGGGAGGTGTTAAAGTATGTTGAAAAAATTAAAGGAACTGATAAAGGTTGACTCTATCGAGACCAGTAAAGCAGTACTGATTTTTGTAGAGCTGTTAGTCCTCTATATTGCGATATTGTCAACAATTTGTGTATTTACAGGACTTGCAGAGCCTATCACAGCTCTGGTATCTGGTACTTTTGGACTGGCTTCTATGACTTTTGGCTTCTACTTTTGGAAAGCTAAAAACGAAAATATCAGGAAGTATTCTAAAAAGATTACAGATGAGGACGCTAAGAGGTTAATATCACTCTGGGAGGCATTTAAAGAGGATCATACGGAGGACAGTGATAAATGGGAATAGTTGCAAGGGGAGTTGATCTATCTCATCATAATGGTAATGTAGATTTTAGCTCACTCTCAAAAGACGTTGATTTTGTAATACTAAAGATCGGAGGCTCTGAGAAAAAGGGGCATAGACTTTTTAAGGACGTTGCTTTTGATACTTATTATAGGAAAGCTAAAGAGTCTGGATTAAAAGTCGGCTGTTATTTTTACGTTGGTAAAGATTTTTCTCACGCTAACTGTATCAATGACGCTGAGTATCTATGTAGACTAATGAAAGGCCTACAGTTTGACTATCCAATTTTTATTGACGTGGAAGATCCACCAGCAGGACAGAGAACTGATCTCTCAACAGCAGTTGCTAGCTTTTTAGATTATCTGGAGGACAGAGGTTACTTTGTTGGTATCTATGCCTCCGATATATCAGGCTTTCAAGAGAGATTAAATATTGACTACTTAAGGAGCTATACTTGGTGGGTTGCAAGATATGGACATAGCCCTGTATATGCAACCGCTAATATGGGTATCTGGCAGAACTCCAGCACAGGGAGAGTATCTGGAGTACCGACTAAAGTTGATACTGATTTATCATTTATTAAATATGATGATATAATTAAAAAGAAACATCTAAATGGATATTAATAGGAGGGAATATTTATGACACAGGAAGATATTTTAACACTCGCAAGAGCTGGTTTTAGTGCTCAGCAAATTATAGCTTTAGGATCTATTCAGACTCCAGCTCCAGCTCCAGCTCCAGCTCCAGCTCCAGCTCCAGCTCCAGCTCCAGCTCCAGCTCCAGCTCCAGCTCCAGCTCCAGCTCCAGCTCCAGCTCCAGCTCCAGCTCCAGCTCCAACTCCAGACCCTTTTCAGAAACTCTTTGAGCAGATGACAGGGATTAAACAGGCTATACAGACTAATAATATACAGAACTCTGTTATAGCTACACCGCCACAAAATACAGATGATATACTAGCAAGTATCATACAACCAACAAAACCAAAGGAGGATAATTAAAAATGGCTAATGAGTTATCAATTAACCAGTTGAGCACAGTGCTCAACTCTATTCATTCTCAGGCTACTGGTAAGACTGCTATCGCTATTACTGATACTGGCTCTTTTGTTACCGTAGCTCAGGAAACTTTAAAAGCTGGCTATGATCCAGTACTGGGAGCTATCTCTCAGGTGCTCTCAAAAACTATCTTCTCTGTACGTCCTTATAGTGCAAAATTTAAGGGCTTACAGGCTGATAATATCAGATACGGAAACCATGTAAGAAAATTGCAGGTTTCTGATAAGCCTTTTGAGGACGATCTTAGAACACTCCTCGTAGATGGTGAGTCTATCGACCAGTACAAGGTTAATAAGCCTAATGTACTACAGACTAACTACTATGGTGAGGAGACTTACGCTAAGAGCCTTACACTCTTTAGAGATCAGCTTGATACTGCTTTTTCAAGTCCTGAGGAGTTCCAAAGATTTATCTCAATGGTTATGCAGAACACTTCTGACATGCTTGAACAGGCTAGAGAGAACGTTGCAAGAGCAACACTTACTAACTTTATCGGTGGCAAGATCGCAACAGAGCCAGACGGAGGCAATGAGCAGGTAGTACACCTTTTGACTGAGTACAATACTGCAACAGGACTTAGCAAGACTTTCGAGGATCTCTCTAAGCCTGATGAGTTTGCAACCTTCTGGAAATGGGCTTACAGCCGTATCGCTGGTATCTCTGCTATGATGACAGAGAGATCGCTCCTGTTCCATACTAATATTGAAGATAAAGAGATCATGAGACATACTCCTGCTAATATGCAGAAGGTTTATCTCTACAATCCTTTCAAATTCAATATTGACAGCATGGTGCTCTCATCAACATATCACGATAACTACCTTAAGTATGCTGATAAGGAAGTTGTTAACTTCTGGCAGTCTATCAAGACTCCAGATCAGATCAACATTAAGCCTGTATATCTTAATACAGACGGATCTCTTACTCATTCAGAGGACGCTATTGAAAAGTCTAAGATCTTTGGAGTTATCTTTGACGAGGAGGCTATGGGTGTTACACTTGTTAACCAGTGGTCTGCACCGAGTCCATTTAACGCAAATGGTGGCTATTCGAATTTGTTCTATCACGAGACCGCTAGATACTGGAATGATTTTTCTGAAAATGGAGTTGTACTCCTTCTGGATTAAGCAGTTTCCTACCATAATATTTTTTCTTCACCAAAGGGAGGGAGTTTATACTCCCTTCCTTATTTAATAGGAGGTAATAAATGAGCTATACAGTAAACTTTTATAGCTTCTCAAAAAGAGAGAACTCAACTAAACAGCCTTCAGGATCTGGTACAGCTCTATCCTGTGAGATCAGATATACAAGCTCTATCTTAACTCCTGAGTTACAGCTCACCAGCCCTATTAACAATCCTAGTAATCTTAACTATGCTTATATACCTACATTTAATAGATATTACTGGGTAACTGATTGGAGCTATGATAGAGGCTTCTGGTATTGCAGGCTTGCTGTTGATGTACTTGCTAGCTATAAATCAGAAATAGGGGCTTCTAGTGAGTACGTGTTAAGGTCAGCAAGTGCTTATAACCAGTATCTAAATGACGCTATCTATCCAACTAGAGCCGACTGTCTAACAGATGAGGTTGCAGTACCACAGTTATCTTGTTTAGAAGATGGATCTGTTACCTTAAATAGCGGTCATTGTTTTGTTATAGGTATTCAGAACGGATCAGGCGATCAAAACGGTGGTATCACTTACTATGCTATGAGCACACAGTCAATGAAAAATCTCCTTGACTATATGTTCAATACAGCTAGCTTTTTGGACGCTACAGATATTTCATTGGAGCTACAAAAGGAGCTTGTCAATCCTTTTCAATACATAAGCTCTATTAACTGGTTTCCTTTTAATATAGTAAATTCTAATTTGACAAGTCCTAAAACCTTACAGTTTGGTTACTGGACTGCTCCTAGTACAGTTTATGGATATGAGATAAATACTAGGACTCTGACATTTAGCTCCTCAGTAACTCTTAAGTCACACCCTGACAGCTCAGGTAAGGCTTATTTGAATAGCACTCCATATACAAGGCACGTGCTTTACGCTAATAGTTTCGGACAGATCCCTATTGATCCTAGTTATTTTGTAAGTCAGCATACAATGGTTGTTAAAGTCCATGTTGACTTATTCACAGGTATGGGAGACATACAGCTCACAGATCCTAACGGAAATAATATCTATAAACAAAACGGTTCTATTGGAGCTCCTGCTCAGATCTCTCAGGTTACACAGTCGCTTTTAGGTAGTGCTCTTAATGTTGTCGGTAGTGCTGTTGGTCTTGCTTATGGTAACGTTGTAGGCTATGCACAGGGTATAATCTCAGGCCTTGAGTCTGTTATGCCTCAGATTGCAACTACAGGAGCTGTTGGCTCATCTGTTGACTGGGAGAGCTCCCTTAATATGAGAGTTGTCTCCACCTTCTATAGGCAGGTTTCTGGAGCTGTTGCTAAACTGGGTAGACCATTATGCGAGCAGAGGACTATCAACACTTTATCAGGATATATACAGGTAGAAAACGCAGACGTTGAAAGTAACGCTACCTATAATGAGTCTATATCCATTAAGAGCTTTATGGAGAGCGGTTTCTATTTTGAATAGGAGGGCTAGATATGGCTTTTATATTTGTTAATGTATATGGAGACGGTACAGCATACGTTGATAATCCTAATCCAAGCCCTAATGATCTTGTTACTCTTTTTGCTTATCCTGATACAGGAGCTGAACTTCTGGATATTATCGCTAGAGACGAGGGAGGACACTCTATAGCACTTTCAGTAGTACCAGAGCAATCTTTTCAGTATATGAGTGTTTACGGAAATATGACTATTGATGTATATTTTTCTGGATCTACTCCACCGACTCCAGTCCTTACAGCTAAAGATATAGCTATAATGTTTAAAATGCGTAATAATAGAAATAAAGGAAATATTTATAGAAGGAGGTTATAAATATGTACAATGATTATGGAATTGGTATTCCTGCACAGTACGATCATATCAATGTGCAAAACTCAACAATACAGCCTAGTACAGTACATTGTCAGAATACTGGTTTACAATGGTACTTTCAGAGGTATTTGCTCCAGAGGATCATGAGCGTGTATAAGTGGAAGCTCCCTGATAACTGGGCAGATAATTACTTTCAGTATGTTCTTTACTGCTGGGGTTATATCTCAGTATTTGAAACTGATAAATTTGGAGTTATCCCCCAGGCTTGCGGATTACAGGGCTATGATGTAATGTATCAACCTACTCATGCTGTTATCAGCAATCCTCTGTTAACAGGTATCTTAACTCCTAGAATTGATAGAGAGTGTACTATCATCAAATTACAGCCTGACTGGGGCGGAGTTATGGATATAGTCAACTTCTACGCTGATCTCATGAGTCTCTGTGCTGAGGGTGTAGGAATGAACCTTGTTAATACTAAACTTAGTTATGTATTTTTTGCTGACGGTAAAGCGGAGGCTGAGAGCTTTAAAAAGCTCTTTGATAATGTTGCTTCAGGTCGGCCAGCTTCTGTTGTTGACAAAAAGCTGAGAAATGATGACGGATCAGTTAACTGGGAAATGTTTAATCAGGATCTTAAGTCAGCCTATATCACATCAGATATTTTATCTGATATGAATAAGATCGTTAAAATGTTTGATACTAAGATAGGTATACCAAACGCTAACACAGATAAAAGGGAGAGACTTAATACTGATGAGGTTAACGCTAATAATGTTGATACTGTCTCTCTTGCTGATACTTGGCTTAATGAGTTAAAGAAGGGTTGTGATAAGACTCGTAAACTGTTCGGTATAGATATAGACGTTGACTATAGGTTTAAAGAGGTTAAGGATATAGTAACCGATACTCATGATAACGCTGACGTTGTATCTATGACAGAGAGGAGGAGCGCATGAGAGGACAGCTATCTATTTTAGGTCTGTACAATGCAGATAACTCTATATTTGATGATATGGAGCTCCCTGTATCAGACCACTTAAATAAGGAAACTCTAGTATCTAATATCTTAAGTGAGTGCGCAGAGCTGGAGATACTTTATCCAGATCCTAATATACTTAAGTATATACTTAAGTATTGGAGCAAATCGAGGCTTCACACTTGGCAAGAGTTAGCTAATACAATGGATTATGAATATAATCCAATCTGGAATAAAGACGTAAAAGACGTTGAAAAGATACTGCATACAAAAGACGAGACAACAACCTATAAGGATAATGCCAGCTCTACAACTTCTGGTACTAATACTAATAAGGGAGTTGCTTTTAACTCTGGATCTGCTGAGACTAGAGAAATTGATGAGAGCTCTGGTAACATGAGCTCATCTGATAACTCTACAACTAGAGACGCTGGAACTAATAACGAGGATCGTGAGCTTATCTCTCAGGGTAATCAGGGAATTACCAGCACTCAGCAGTTAATTAAAGAACAGAGAGAAGTCTCAGAGTTTAGTTTATATGATATAATAATCTCAGAGTTTAAAACTCGTTTTTGCTTGCTAGTATATTAAAATAATGTAGGAAGGAGGTAAAAATATGGGACTATGGGAGCAGTTTCCTTATACCAATACTCACAGCCTTAATCTGGACTGGATCATCAACAGGCTTAAGGAGATCGAGGCTAAGATCACAGAGGTAAATACTTGGTATGAGGAACACAAAAAAGATTATCAGGCTCTTAAGTCTAGAGTCGATAGTATTGAGAATGAGCTTAATACTTTTGAGACTCAGATCCGTACAGAGTTTGATAGACTAAAGGCTGAGCAACAGGCAGAATTTGAGCAGTTAAAGGCTGATACAGAAGCTACTATTAGTAGAGAAGTCGCAAGGCTTGAAACTCTAGTAACTACAGCTATTAGAGATCTTGAGAATAAGTTTAACAGCTTACTTATCGAGGTCAGAACTCAGATCACAGCCCTACAGAATGAGGTAAGACTTGCGATCATTGGACTTAATACCAGACTGGACGCTTACACGGACTATATCACAGGCTGGGTAGAGGACAGATTACAGGACTTTATAGACTCACTACCTGAGATACTAACGGTTATGGTCTATAATCCTTACAGGGGCACAGTAACCGATATACAGCAGGCTGTTAATGATCTGTATTCTATAGCTTGCGTGTATGGTCTAACTGCTGAGCAGTACGATAGCCTTAATCTTACAGCTAGTGAGTACGATAATGCTAATCTTACAGCATTAGAGTACGACCAGTACGGATACAAGTTACTACACTATCCTGATCCTGATCTTTATATGTACAATCCTTTTACAGGTGAACAGACACTTGTTAAGGACGTTGTTATGAGGCTTACAGCCTTCCATCAAAACGGAGTTACTGCTGAGGAGTATGATCTTAAGGATCTCACCGCTGAGACTTATGATGATCTTAATCTTACAGCATTTAACTATGACTGGTTCGCTAATGAGCTTTTACCAGCATAATCTATTAAATAGGAGGAATTAAAAATGGGTGCAACAAATAAGACAACCTACTACGAATTACCAATTTTTGCTAGTACAGACAGCCCTAAATGGCTTGTTGACTGGCCAGACGCTATGGGTAAGATCGATAGCGCAATTCACCAGATCGCTTTACAGTCTGGTACTTCTGCAACAGATATCTCTAACTTACAGAGCTCTCTTGAGTCTCTCTCTGGCACAGTTACTTCACAGGGTACACAGATTACTTCACTTGCTGGTAATATCACAGCTTTGCAGGGAACTGTTAACACTATCACAGCCCTGATCGGTAACGGTGAGCCTACAACAACAGATAAGACTATCATAGGTGCTATCAATGAGATCTATGCAATGATTGGAGGCGGTACAGAGTTAGAGGCTGACAATGTTACTTATGATAATACTGCTTCTGGAATGACAGCAACTAACGTACAGGACGCTATTGATGAGCTTGTATCAGCTATTCCAACAGCAACAAGTGAGGTACAGACAGGAACTCTCACAGCCGGACAGACTTCTGTTACTCTTACTTTTGTAAAGACAATCGGAGCTACTTCTAGGATTAGCGTTTTTGACAGTCTGGACGTTCCTTATAGCTCTTACACAACAACAACCAACAGCATTACTCTTGTATTTGAGGCTCAGGCTTCTGATATGGTTGTATCTGTTGAGATCAACGGTTAAGGAGGTGATAGTATGGCTCTTATGAGAGTTAGTAAGGCTGGAGGCGGTCAGATGGTTTCTGGTGCTATTGATATTAATAACAATGAATCAGCAACTATTAACTTTGGAGGAGTACCAAAGAAATTTTCTATTCTCGTTGAAACCACAAGCGATAATGCTCCTTATGAGCAGTGGTCTTATGACGAGGACTACAGCAATACAAAATATGTTAAAGCAACAGCAGGACAGTATACAACAGGTGTCAACTGGACTCCTGCTAGTACATTAGCTATGGATACTTCTACCAGAGCTAGAAAAGCGTACTATTTTGCAGTACTTTAACACAGATCCTGATATATAAACATTTAACCGACAATAATTGACGTAAAAACGTTTAAAATGCCCTATTGCGTGAAACATGCGTAAATAGGGCATTTTTATTTTGCTTGAAAGCTAGAGCTGGAGCGGTGTTGTAAATTGTATACAATAGGGTATATTTTGCGCAAGGCTTAACCATGCATGTTTCACGGTTTGGGGAATTTAGTTTTTTAGGGTTGTATACAATACCCCTATTAGGTAAACCC